GGGTGCAGTCGAGCACGTCGTCGCCGGCGTCGGGGACGGCGTAGCGTGCCGCCGCGACGAGCGCCGCCTGCGCGCCGTCCTCGTCGTTGCCGGCCGCCGCCTGCTGGAACGCGCGCCAGTGCGCGAAGCCGCGCATCGTGAGCGGCCGGATGGCGACCTCGCGGCCCCCGATGGTGCACGGGGGCAGCGGGGTCTCGAGCTTGTCGGGCGTGAGCATTAGACCAGCCACGCCGTGCGGGTGAGCAGCCGGAAGCCGGCGTCACGGATGCTGGCGACCGGCGCCACGCCCGTGAGCGTCAGGTTCAGCTTCCACGTGTCGCGCGACTGGCCGGTGATCTCGGCCTCGGCGCGGCAGACGGGCAGCTGCACCGAGAAGAAGAGCGAGGCGCTCTGTTGGCTCTGCACCTCGACCGACCGCAGATAGTTGTCGGGCGTCGTGAGCGTCATCGCTTCGAGCGTCGGCTTCGGCACCAGCGTCGCCGGGTTCGTGCCGGTGAACGCGATGTTGCGCATGAGCTGCGCGAGCCGCGCCGACGTGACCTCGATCGCCGTGAGCGTGATCGACGGGTTGTAGCTCTCCACCGTCGGCAGCCCTTCGACCTCCGTCGTCACGCCGTCGATGTCCGGCGTGAAGAAGGACGGGTTGGGCGAGAACTGGAAGCCGCCCTGCGTCGCGCCGATGAGTGCGGGGGACGTGCCGAAGTAGACCCGGGTAAGCCCGGTCAGGATGATGTTGCCGCGGGTGCTGCTCGAGAAACCGGACATGGCCTAGTCCTCCCAGGCGACGGTGAGCGTTTCGGTGGAGTCGTCGGCCGTGTGGCCGGTGATGCGGGCGAAGCGACGGGGCGCGCCGACGCCGATCCGGGTGTCGAGCTCGACGGGCCCCAAGGCCCCGGCCTCGATCGTGATCGTGTCGTCGGCGACCGTCCCCGTCGCGAGGACGGCGCCGTACTCGAGCGGGGTCGTCATGTGAAAACAGGCGAGGGGTTGGTGTGGAAGGCGCGCCACTGGATCGACACCGCGATCGTGAGCCGCCCGGCGTCGAGCGCGAGCGTGGGGCCGGTGCGGACGCCCGTGATCTCGACCGCGATGCCGTTGGCGGCGAGGCGCGCATCGATCGGGAACTGCGCCGCCGCGCTCTCTGCGATCGCGTCGAGGGCAGCGAGGCCGGCGCCGTTCACGCCGACCGGTCCCGTGATGTCGAGCTGGTAGACGCCGACGGTCTCGATCTGCCCGCCCTCGCTCTCGGCGCTGGACGGCCCGAACAGGCAGGTCTCGCGCACGTACACGTCGGCCGGCTTCGGGTCGAGCCGCTGGCCCTCCCATTGCCGGAGGGCCGGGATCGCGTCGTCCAACAGGTAGCGCGCACGCAACGCGCTCCGGATGCTGGAGCGGGCGCTCATCGGGCCACCCCAAGGCGTCGGGCGACGGCGTTCACGATTCGCGGGAAGGCCGCGACGGTCAGCCGCGCGAAGCCCTGCGGCGCCTGCGACGACCGGCCGTACTCGAGCGGCTCGATGTACTCGGCGTTGTTGCCGATGATGACTTCGTCGCCGGCCGTGACCACCGCGAGCGCCGGCTCAAGCGACACGTCGGGCGCCGGAGCCTTGCGGTTCGGGTTCCGCGACGGCCCATAGGCGGGGGCGGCGTTGACGCCGACGCGCCAGCTATTGCGCGCGAAGCTCGTATCGACCGGCGTGCCGGGCAGGCCGAAGCGCGGCAGGCCGGTCTTCACGGCCTCGGCGGTCAGCAACGCCGCGCCCCGCTGGACTTCGTCCAGGCGGCGATCGACCAGCCGATCGAACTCGGCGAACCCCATGCGCCAGGACAGCTCGCGGCTCATCGGGTCGCCTCCGCCGTATACAGCACCGGCACGGTGCCGGTCGGCGCCAACGTCTCGACTCTGCGCAGCGTGAACTCGCGGCCGAGCCACGTCAGGCCGTCGCCCGCCTGCGGGACGCGCGACGCGCCGACCGGCGTGAGGTACGCGGTCACGGATTCCTGCACCGTCAGCGAGCCGGCGTCCGGACCTCGCGGCGATGACGGCAGCACGACGCCGCGCATGGTGTACGCCACGCCGTCGCGCGACAGCGACAGCGTCACGCCGCGGCGCTGGAGCATGGCCGACGCCGTGCCTTGGGCGCGCAGGTCGGCGCTCACCCGCGCGTCACCGTGCCGCCCTGCGCGTGGCGCAAGAGCGGCTGAATGCGGGTCCAGACGGCCGGAAAGCGCGCGAGCCCCTGCTTGCGCACGAGCGGCGCGGCGTACTCCGTCTCGAGCGGGCCGACCTTCTCGCGCGTGATGCTTTCGGACGCGTCCCGCGCCGACGGGTCGGCAGTCTCGCCCAAGAGCGCGAGAGCGAGCTCGCAGGTGGCCTCCTGAATCGGGCGGGCCACCGCGTTCGACGGGTAGTAGAGCACCGACTCGTCGAGGATCTCGATGCGCTGCGCTTCCCGGAACTCGGGATCCTGCTCCGGCGTCGGCAGGTACTTGCGCGGGTGCGCCAGGCGCTGCGTGACCGTCGCCTTGGTGCCGCGCCACGCGAGCGCATCCAGCCATGCCGTGGCCTGCGTCAACGCTTGCTGGCGCTGCTGCTCGTCGGCGTTGTCCCACGCGCCCGCAAACAGCCGATCGCCCAGATACGACGAAGCCTCGGCCACCGAGACGTAGCTCGTGGCCGAGACCCCGCCCACGGTGGCGTCGAACGCCACCGGTTACCGCCCTCGCTTCTTCGGCTCCTCCGCCAGCGCCGCATCGGCGACCGGCTCGGGCTCCGGCACGAGGGGCTCCGCCGGCGCCGCATCGGCGACCGGCGGATCGAACGTCGCGGCCCCGGACGCGACCAGCTCCTTCGCGTCCACCGGCCACCGCTCCAGCGCGGCCCCGGTCACGGCGTCGTACACCGTGACCTTGGCCGACTGAGGCGCCTCCTTCCGCGCGGCCATCAGTGCGCCTGCGGGACGAGGTTCGCGATGTAGTTGATCGACGGCGTGGTGCCGCCAAGCACGTGCGTCACGCGGAGGTAGCGGTACGTGACGCCGTTGAACTCGTTCGTCACCGCGACTTCCGCCCGCGTGCCCGCGGCATCCGCCGCCGACGACCCGGTCGCCGCCGCGCGCCCGACTTCGAGCGTCGCGAGCGTCTTGTTGGTCGCCGCGAAGGTGGGCGAGTTGCTGCCCTGCACGCGGATGAGGTACGTCTCGTCGGCCGACGCTACGTCGATGGCCGTGATGTCCACGATCACACGGCCATCGAAGCGCGCGGCCCCGAGGTCGAGGATGCGGTCCGATCCGCCGACCTGCCCGTTGCCGGAGGCCGTGACCGCGCCCGCGTCCTTGAGACGCAGGGCGTGGTCGTAGGTGAAGCTCTTCTGGTTGATCGCCATCGTCGTCTCCCCCTTACGCCGTCACGGCGGCGTTGGTGATGCCGCGCAGGCGGGCCGCCGCGCGCGGGTGCTCGAGCACGATCGACATCAGCCACTCGACGCGCGTGCGGAACACCGGCGAGCCCTGCAGCTCGCCCAGGTCGCGCACTTCCATGGCGCCGTTCTGGATGCCCGAGAGGAAGCCCGGCGACATGTTGACCACGTAGATCGAGGTCGAGGTGGTGCCGCCGCCCGCCGCCGCTTCGTCGAAGGCGAGCATCTCGGTCCCGCCGTTGTCCTCGTAGGGGACGACGATCGGGAGGTCGTTGTACGTGGTGGCGCGGCGCCCGAAGGCGTCGGTGGTGAACTGGATCGTCCCGGCCACGCCGACGGTGCGCTGCGCGGCCGTGATGAGCCGGCGCATGGCCTTCGACATGATGAGGTGCGTCGGGTTCACGACGGCGTCGATCGCGGCGTCGAGGTTGAGCAGCGAGAGCGCCGCGCCGGTGCCGGCGTTGTTCTCGACGAGCTGCGCGCCGGTGAGGCGCTTCTGCAGGCCGTCGAACTCGCGCGGGTTGACCTCGCTGTCGCCCTTGATGAGCGCACGCGAGAGCTCCTGCCCGAGCGCCTTGGCCTTCATGTCGACTTCGCGGGCGCGCCGCTCGGCGCCGAACATCTTGACGAGCGCCACGTCGCAGTCGAGGTCGCCGCCCGCGATGCGGAGCGCCTCGGAGAGCGGGTTGATGACGCCCGTGCTCTCGGTGTACGACTCGTTGATGCCGCGGAAGGCGATGCCCGGCAGCGCGCCCTCGCGGTTGTACGAGTAGCTGTTGCCGGGGATGTTCTCGATGGGGAGCAGGGCCATCGGACCGCTGGCGCGGGCGAAGGTCCCGATGACCCCGGCGGCGAGCATGTCGCCGCGATTGGCGGCCGTCTTCGCGGCCTCGACCAGATTCAGCGCCATATGGCACCTCGTGAGGGATGGGGAGTTGGTTCGCCCGCCTCACGCGGTGCCCTACCGTGCAATCCTGCTGCGGAGCGCCGCTCCGCCCTACGCGCGTCGGCTTACGCCGACTTCTGCAATCCGGCCGTGATGAACGCGGACGGGTTCGACAGCACGTCGTCGGCCTTCATCCCGGCCGGGATCGTGCCGGCCACGCCCTTGGCGCCGCCGCCCGAGGCCGCCGGGGCCGCAAAGGCCCACTCGTACTCCTTCTTGTAGCTCTCGATGTGCTTCGCGATGTCCGCGCCGGGCTTGCCCTTGAGGATCGCGGTGCCTTCGGCCGTCAGATCGTACTCGTCCTTGACGAGCTTCCAGAGCTTGTCGCGTTGCGGTCCGAGCACGCCCGCCTTGTCGATGAGGCGCAAGACCTGCTGGTCGAGCTGCACCTCGTTGAGCTTGGCGCGGAGCTTGGCGGCCTCCTCGAGCTGAGGGGCGTACTCCTCGGCGACCGCCTGACGCACCTTGGCGAGCTCCTCGTCGGACAGCTTGGCGTCGCCGGCCGCCGCCTTCGTCGCCTTCTCCTTGAGCTCCTTGCTGAGCTTGGCGGACAGCTTCTCGGCGGCTTCGCGGCTCTCGCGCTCCTTCTGCAGCGCCGACTTCAGGCCGGACACATCCTCGGGCTCCTCGTACACGAACTTGCCGTCCTTCGTCTCGAAGGCGGCGTCGCGGTACGACTCGGGGATGGCGTCCTTGGTGTCGGCGGTCTTGAGCGGCATCAGCACGTCCCGTGCAGAGGGTGGGCGAGTCTCACGCCCCTACGCTACGCCCCGCTGCGCCCCGCTTGTACGCATCGCGCCGACTTCGCGGTCAGTGGACTGACCGCCGCACTACAAGTCCGCGAGCGCCGCCGAGCGGACGGTGAAGGCGCAGCGGCAGTTACTGACTACTATGCCAGCAGCCACGCTTACACCGCTCTCGGTCTCCACGTCATACACCCACCCATGAAGAGACTCGATCTGCCCGACATCGACAACCTCGTCGAGCGATACGTAGCCGGATGCAGCCTCAAGCAGCTCGCCGATGAGGCCGGGTGCTCTCGAAACGTCCTGCTTCGCCGCCTCAGAGAACGCGATATCCCAGTGCGCGGCCGGTCCGATGCGGAGCGCGCTAAGTGGGCGGTGCTCCGATCCGACCCCGCTGCGGTGCGTCGGCAGGTGTCGGCCGCGCACGCCGCGCGACGGAGCCGCCCGGCATCCGCCGTCGAACTCGCCCGAAAAGCGGTCGCCAACGAGCGCAGCCGCCGACTCTTGGGACCTCTTGAACGGCCAATCGCCACGGCGGTGGCCGTAGCGTTCCAGCGAATGGGTCTCGCGGTCGTCGAGCAGGCGGCCGTCGGCCCGTACAATCTCGACGTAGCTGTCCGTTCGCTTCGCGTCGCCGTGGAGGTCGTCACGACTAAGCCGCTCGCGGAGCGGCACCCGCTGCGCCGCAAGCGACTGGAATACCTGCTCGACCGTGGCTGGCACCTGCTCGTCGTCTGGGAGTGCCGACGGGGCCGCCCGTTCAGCGAGGTCGCTCTTGCTGACCACCTGGTCGCCTTGTGCGATCGCGCGCGCCGGGACGAATCCTCGCGTGGTGAGTACAGGGTGGTTCGGGGTACAGGTGAGGACGTGGCCCCGCCGAGTGCGTACCCGGACCATCGGCCCGTCGTATCTGCTGCGTAGGGCGACGCGAACCGCCCCCTCAATTGGGGTGTCGCCCGGGAAGCAGTTGTACGTCCCCCGTCCCGGGATCTGCACGTAGGCCGAAATCGACGGGTCGTAGAACGGCTGGCCCCACGGCACCGTTTGTCCGTTGGCCGCGCGATGCCCCTCGCGCTCGCGGCCGTCCAAGCGCGTCACCCACCGCTTTACGAGCGGCCCCTCAATCGCGCCTCGGTCGATCGCCGCCTGCCATGCGGTGAGCTGGCCGGTGCGCGTGGCGTCGAGCGCCGCCGTGCGCGCCCACGTCTCGGCGCGCCAGTTGAGCAGCGTCCGCTCGTAGGCCGCGACCATGCGCTCGACCTGCGCGGGCTGGAGTGCGCCGTCGTTCGCCGCGGCGAGTCGCCGCAGTACGGCGTCGGACCGGCGATCGCGGAGCGTGCGGCGCAGGGCGCCCGCGAAGTCGCCCGACTCGAGCGCCTCGCGGAACGACCGCACGATCTGCCGGTCGTAGTCGGTGAAGCCGACGACGTTCCGCACC